CGGGTCTGAGAAAAGATCTGGGAATGCCAGCATGGATGCTGTCAGGGATGAGCGGGCCAAAGAGATCAGGATGAACCGCTTGCGCAAGGAAGGCCAGTTGGTCCCTTACGATCTGGCTGAGACCGTGCTTCAGGAGATTATCGGGGACTTCAACTCATATCTGTCAGGCCTGCCGTCAGAGCTTACGGGGGACCCAAAACAACGGCCAAGATATCATGACATCATCGACCTCGGCAAAATACGAATGGCCGACCGCACGGCGAAACGTCTTAAAGCTTTTGGAGAAGGCTCTACTGCTTCAGACGCCGAGAGCGAGGACTAACCCGGTCGACTGGGCAAGCAACCGGGTCTATCCCGCGACTGCTGGCCGTCCTGGTGTGCGCAATCCAAGGCTGACCCCGTACATGATGCCATTCGCGATGGCGGTCCATGCAAGGACTCATAAGCGCGTTGTCATGGTGGTCTCGGCCCAGTCTGGAAAATCGGAAACGTTCATCGACATCATGGGATCACGCCTCGATAGCGAGCCGGTCCCGATGATTTACGTCGGACCATCACGGCAGTTCCTCACCGAACAGTGGGCGCCGCGCATGGAAGACTTGATGGAGAACACGCCGCTCAAGGATCGGCTTGGTCCGCCAAGTCGGCAGAAGACGACACGCAAACTCATCAACGGTGTTCCGGTTCGGCTGGCGCATGGCGGTTCATCAACGGCTCTGAAGTCAGATCCGTTCGGCCTGGCGCTGACCGACGAAGCCGATGAGATGATGGCGACACTGAATGGCCAGGGTAATCCGGTCGGCCTCGTGGATGCCCGTGGCGACAGCTATGCAGACTTTGTTCATGCCATCACATCAACGCCGAGCGAAGGGAGCACCGATGTGGAGCGCGACCCTGAGAGCGGTTTGGAGTTCTGGGCAGAGAGCGACCCGGAAGAAATCAAGTCGACCATATGGCGGCTGTGGCTCTCAGGAACCCGGTATCACTGGGCTTGGCCATGTCCGCACTGCGGCGAGTATTTTATCCCAAGGCTTCAATGTCTGGGCTGGGATAAGCCCATGGACGCGAACGGTCGGGAGCTGCCATCCACGCCATCACTGGCGAAGAGAACAGCTCACCTGATCGGCCCTTGTGGCTGCCTGATCTATGAAAATGATACTGTCTCGATCACCAGCACGGAACGCTCTGCAAAAGAGTGGATGAATGACAATGGAGCCTATGTGGCTCCGGGTCAAAGAGTGACGGCAGGCGGAGTCGTTCACGGGCCGCCGCCAGACAGCACGACGCTCAGCTACTGGGTTTCCGGTCTCTGCTCTCCATTCGTTTCGTGGGGAGAGCGCGCGTCTCGATATGTCGAGGCGATCAGAACCGGCAATCCCGGGGACATTCAGTCGGTCAAGAACCAAGGCTTCGGAGAGCTTTACTCGCCCGGTGGCGGCACTGTTCCGCAGTGGGGAGAGGTCAAAGACCGCTCGAGTCCTGACTATCGGATGAAGGAAGTGGCCCAAGGTGTCCGCCTCCTGACGCTGACAGCCGACGTGCAGAAGGACCGGATCTACTATGTCGTCAGAGGCTGGGGTGCCTATGGCACGTCATGGCTCGTGGACGCCGATGAATTGTGGGGTCCGACGGAAGAACTCGACGTTTGGAACACCTTCGCCAATGTGGTCACGTCCACATACGACGGTATCCCGATCAAGCTTGCGCTTGTCGACTCAGGGTTTCGCCCGGGTAAGAAATTCGTGGTCCCGGAACACCGGGTCTATGCATTCGCCCGAAGGTTCCCCGGCCTTGTATATGCGACGAAGGGTTCTTCGTCTGCCATGCGCAAGCCAATCGTCTCGAGCAAGATCGACATCAAGATCGACGGCAAGGAATACAAGAAGGGCTTGGACCTGCTTCGACTGGACACTGACTATTTCAAGTCATGGGTTCAGCAGAAAGTCCGGTGGCTGGATGATCAGCCAGGCTCTTGGTATTTGCCGGACGACATCACCGAAGATTACTGCCGGCAGATCGTTTCAGAAGCCCGAGTCAAAGCTCCGGGCGGCAAGGTCAAGTGGGTGCAGAAGTCGAAAGACAACCACTATTTTGACTGTGAATCGATGCAAGGCGCTGCTCAGATGATCCTCAACCTGGGCAAGCTCAGGGAAGGGCCTGCACAGCGCCGCAGAGCGCCGGAACCCAAGCAAGAACAACAAAGCACCCCACAGCCCAAACCACCCAAGAAACCCAAGGGAGGCGGCTGGATGGGCGGAGGTAGCATCTGGCGATGAGCAATCCATTCCTCGACAGCCTGACGCCTGAGGAGAAGGCAGAGTTTCTGAGAGATCTGACAGAGGCCTACTACTCGGGTGTCGAGCGCGTCCGGTTCCGTGAACGAGAAGTCGTTTACCGGACACGGGCCGAAATGAAGCAGGTGCTGGACGATCTCACCGGACAGGTGAGTGGCAAGCGTCGGAAGCACGTCATTCTCACAACCTTCGGAAGGGGGCGCTGATGGGCAACCCCCTTGATGCAGTCATTGGTTTCTTCAATCCGAAGGCTGGCGCAACCCGTGTCGCCTATCGCAAGAAGATGGATTTGCTGAATGGTGTCCGAACATATGAGGCGGCAAGCAATGGTCGGCTCAATGCCGGGTGGCGCGCGTCTCGCGGTGACGCTGACTCGGTTGTCATTCGTGACGGCCAGATGCTTCGGGATCGATCTCGAGATCTTGTGCGCAATCATCCGCTGGCGGCAAAGATCGTAACGACGCATGCGGACAATCTTGTCGGCCCAGGCATCATGCCAAGGGCAAAGAGCGCAGACGAAAAAGCCAACAAGGTTCTGGATGAGCTTTTCGACAAGTGGTCGAAAGAGTGTCACGTCGAAGGCACGATGAACTTCTCCGGCCTCGTTTACACGATGGCCCGGATGATGGTCACAGATGGTGAGGTGTTCGCGCGCAGGCGTCGTCGTCTCCCGTCTGACGGTCTGTCTGTTCCATTGCAGATACAGTTGCTCGATTCCGAGTTCTGCGATTGGAACAAGAGCCAGCTTTCGAACAGCAGCAGTGGTGCGAACAGCATTGTTGCTGGCATCGAATACGACCCTATCGGGCGTCGTCGCGGATACTGGATGTTCCCGAACAATCCGCGATCTGGCCGGACAAACTATGCCACAAACCTGACAAGCGCTTTCGTTCCGGGCGAAGATATCGCCCACATGTTTGAGCCGCAGACAAACCAGTCTCGCGGCGCACCATGGATGTCCTCGGTCATGACGGAGATGCAAGATCTTCGTGACTATGAGATTGCCGAGAATATCCGCAAGCGCGCTGAGGCCTGCCACGTCGGGGTTATCATCCCCGGTGACGATGAGACGGACGATCCGAACATCGGTCTTGACGAAACTCAGGACCCGGAAAACCCAGACACATCGGTGCAGATGCGTGACATCTACGGCAATCCGTATGAGCGGATGGAGCCGGGAATGTTCACCGTTGCCCATGGCGGCAAGGATGTGAAGTTCAACACGCCTGCTATTTCGGCAGGCATTGAAGCTTATATCCGGACCCGGCATCGCAGCATCGCGGCTGGCGCGCGCCTTCCATACGAACTCATGACCGGTGATTTCAGCCAAGCCAATTTTGCATCTGGCAAACTTGGTCTCTTGGCCTATCGCCTGTTTGTGACGGACATGCAGTGGAATTTCATCATCCCGCAGGTCCTCGAAAAGATTGGCGCATGGTTTGTCCAGGCAGCCAAAGAGTCTGGGAAAATACCCGCAAGCCTGGATGTCGTCTGGGAATGGGAGCCACCAGAGTTCCAAGAGATCAACCGTCTCGATGAGGCACAGGCTGATCTTCTCGAAATGCGCATGGGCAAGCGCACCCCTCAAGAGGTGATCGGAAAGACCGGTCGCAACTGGAAGGTTGTGCTTTCGGAGATAGACGAATGGTTCAAGGCGGTGGATGCCACCGGCTCTGCACTGGTCTTCGACTCCGACCCAAGAAAGGTCTCTGCACAGGGGCAAGCGCAATTATCAACGCAGAGCAAAGGAGTCAGTAATGCCTAAGGCTCTTGAGAATAAAATCCGGATACCGAGAGCCTTCAATGAAGTCGAGGTCCGCGCAGATACCGTCAAAGAGGATGATCGATCCGTCGAGGTGGTATGGTCCACGGGAACCGCTGTGAAGCGGTATTCATGGGATGAAGGGTATTACATGGAAGAGCTTTCCATGGACCCGAAAGCGATCCGTATGGCGCGGTTCAAATCAGGCATGTCGCTTCTTGACTCGCATGAAAACTACACCATGGCGGCTCGGCTCGGGACGATTGATCCCAAGTCAGTGCGTATTGAGGGAGGCAAGGGCTATGCCCGAGTGCGCTTCTCTCGAAGTGAAATGGCCGAGACGATCTACCGGGACCTGCTTGACGGGCACCCGATCCAGATTTCAGTAGGCTACAAAATCCACAAGTATGAGAAAATCGAAAGCAGCGACAAAAATCTCCCCACTCTCCGCGCGACGGACTGGGAGCCGATGGAGCTGTCTGCGGTTCCAATACCTGCGGATGCTGCCTGCTACTCTCGCTCTGAACCAAACGAATCTGACGCAGCTTATGAAGTAGCCATTCTTCGTCAGGAAAACGAAACTGCCGCCGACGATGCGGCTTCCACCAAGGAGACCCCTATGAACAAGCGCGAAGCCGCAAAAACCCTCAAGGGCAAGGAACTCGAACTTCTTGCACTCGGCTCGGGATTGGCCCGCAACCAGAACGAAACCGATGAGCTTCTCAGCGCTCGCCTCTTGGCTCATTTCGACGCCGAAGACAAGCAGCGCGCCGATGCAGAAGCTGCGCAGAAGCGGGCCGCTGAAGAAGCAACTCGCCGTGAAGCTGAAGAGAACAACGCTCGTGGTGAGCAGGCTCCTGTAGGCATCACCGCAGCTCAGGTTGCCGAACAGGTTCGCAAGGCTCAGGAAGACGAGCGCAACCGTGTGAGCGAAATCAGCACCCTGGCCCGTTCTGCTGGCCTGACAGAAACCGATGCACTTGTCGCAACGGCTGTTCAAACCGCCACCAGTGTTGACACTTTCCGCAGCCAGTTGCTCGATCATCTGGTCAAGCGTGAAAACAAGTCTCCAACCTTCCCGATTGTGGAGACACGCGGCATGCAAGACGCACAGGAAACAACCCGCAAGCTCGTCACCAATGCGCTCATGCATCGCAGCGGCTTGGTCGACAAGTTGGAAGATGGCGCCCGCCAATTCCGCTCGATGAGTCTGGTCGATGTTGCCCGTGACCTGCTTATGCAGCGCGGTCAGGATTACCGTGGCGCACCGGTGGAAATCGTCAAGCGTTCGCTGCACTCGACGTCTGACTTCCCGATCATCCTTGGCGAAATCACACGCCAGACGATGATGAATGCCTACACACTTGAGCAGGAACAGAACACTTTCCAGATGATTGCATCTCGGAACGTCGCTCCTGATCTGCGCGAAGTGAAAGTTCTGGAAATGGGCAATGGCCCAGAGCTGGAGCTGCTCACTGAAAAGGGCGAATACAAGCGCGGTACGGTCAAGGAAAGCCAGGAAGGCTTCACCATGGCCCACTACGGTAAGATCATCGGCTTCACCGAGGCTATGATGATCAATGACCAGCTTGGCGCATTCGCCCGCGTGATCGCAAACTGGGGCCGCGTTGTGGCTCGCTTAGAAGGCAACATTGTTTGGGATGTCATTCTGAACAACGCTGTCCTGAAAAGCGATGCGAAGGCGCTGTTCCATGCCGACCATGGAAACCTGGCTGGCACCGGCACTGCACTGACGGAAGCTGCCCTCATTGCCGGTCGCACCGCGTTCCGCAAAATGAAGGACATC